AAGAAAAGAAAGAGCCGCCTAAAAAATAAAACTCTTTAAATCATCGTATTGTCTATTACTATAGTCTCGTAGGTATTCCACCAGCGAGACTATTTTTTTTGTGTTTTCAAAGTCTGGATTCCAGTCATCAAATGCCTGTTCAATAGCTTCTGCGGCAGGAGGGCCTTCAAAGTCTATAGCTATGTTTCCATCTTTCGTTAGGGATACAGACATTTTATATAACAGGGCATCAGATTTGCTTGACATCGTATAAAACCTTTAACAATACTACTATTGATGTTATCAACATCGTTACTAATACTCTAGTACCTTGGGTAATTTTAGCTGGCAGGGCTAGGTATATGCATAGACCTAGTAAAAGTGTCATAAAATTTATCAGGAAATAGGTCATGCCAGAGAGCTTATAGGCAGATTGCAACAATCCGCCCTGAAGATAAACCCGTTGTCCGGGTCATGCTCTCCCTTCTTGTGATGGGTAGCTAAGTCATAGAAGTTAGCCTTTGGTATCCTTCCCAGATACCAGCCAACTGTTAGGTCATACTTTATTCTTACGAAAGCGTACTCATCACACTCTTGCTTTGTATTAAACTTAGCTACAGAGCAGGAGTAGTAAGGTCTGGGGGGAGAGGATGTTCTCTTAGTCTTCACATCTACTTTAGTTCCGTCATCAAGAACAACATCGTAATCAAAGGTGTTTGCAAGTTTGCCACCCAGAACGCTTACGACTATCATCTCCCCCAGATATCCAGAATGAGAACCGTTGCCGCGCATGATCGAATTGTTTAGCTCTCCCAACATGAAAGCCTTGCGATCAGCCGCTTGCCGCATGTCCTCAGTAATCTGGATTTCTTTAATCATTAGTTAGTAGGGGGAAGAGGCTGTGCTTCTACCTCCCTCTTCTTCCTTTCCTCTTGGATGCGAGTGTTTGTTTCTCGCAGCGCCTCTGCTTCTTCTTGCACACTGTCAGAGCCAAGCCTACCAAGACGCTCTGCAACTACAGAGGGTAGTATGCCTTTCATAGCACACCCTTTAGCATGTTCCCATGTTCCACTAGCAGCTACCTGACCATTACCAAGACGGAAATACCCGTCTTCGTCATAACCACAATCACTACTCACAGATGCTGCGGATGCGGTGGTTAGAACGCCAATTACTACTCCAGCAGCGGTAAGTCCAATAACAGATAAAACTATCTTGTTCATATTATACTCCTATATCTACAACTTCACAGACTTCGCCTGTGCAGCTAAGTTCTTGAGAACCCGTTGTGGTATCCTCTATTTCTATTTCTTTTAGCCCTTCCCATTTAATTGTTTCAGGCATCTTCTCTACTAAACTCTCATACTCTTCTTTACTACACTCTGTATAAGGTGCTTGTTGGTAGGTATGATCAGAGTGTGGCAAGAACGATACACCTGAGATGTAGTCGAAGTTCTTGTACACCCAATCGCCAACCTCCAGCCACTCATGCTCCCTTACGGAAATAGTAATGGATGGTTTGTGTTCACACCAATTCTCTGCATATGTTTTCCATAACTCAAGATGCTCTACAGCAGTAAGACTATTTCTTGTAAGAGCGCCCTTGGGAGACTTAACAGGGAAGGAGAAAACAGTCATGTTCTCCTCATTACCTATAGCCGGTTCAAAGGGGATACCACTCTGTATCATAAACTGTGTTAGTGGGTCTTTGTTATCCCCTCTTACTGTGCGAATATAGTAGTCGCTATGTCTGGGGTGAATACCAGATGCGCTATCGACTAATTGAGATACCGTGCCTGATGGTTTAACACAGGTAATAGCAGTAGAGGGGTTAATTCCCATCTTCTTAGCAAGCTTTTCATTACTCTTTACAGCTACTTTTCTCCACCCAACAAGCAGGTTTACCAGATTTTCGTTGTTTGATGACAACATCTCGTTATCCAAGATACCTGTAAGGCTAACCCCTAGCAGTCTTTCCTCCTCCGTGTTCTGTTTCCATATCTTTCTAAGATATTTAAAATCAGTGAGAGAAGATTGATATGTACCAAGCTGTGTAGCCCACTCTATTTTCTTAGTCAGTGTAGTTACTGTATCTTCTGCTCTGACAACGACTTCTGTGAGGTTACAGAACTGGTAGGGGCGTAGAATGATCTCAGAGCAAGGGTTAGTTCCAAATACATGATCAGGATCACGACGACCGATACTAGCCACCTTATTTTGTGCCGATTCACGATTAAATATACCTCTCTCTCCAGACTTGGACTCATACAATGAGTACCACTCCTTCAGAAACGTGTTCATGTCGGGGCGTTCACTATATACTGCAGAGTTATTAGCCAAGCCCCTGTAAGGATATTCCCTAAACCATTCTCCAGACTTAGCTACTCTCATCCTGTTAGAGTTAAGATCTGACAGGGATATGAGTGCAGAGCGACGTACACCACCGACAACAATTACACTGGCTATCTTGCATACAAGATCATGGCATTCTAGTGGTGTTAGTTGCCTACCTGCAGCCTCTTTAAATAAAGTTACTGTAAACTTCAAAAGATCATCCAGAGGTGCAGGACCGGATGATCTACCCCCAAACGTCTTTAAACGCGCTCCAGCAGGGCGTAGACGCGAAAGATTCCATTTTGGTATCTGACCAGCATAGAGACACGCAATCAACTCACGGAGGCCCTTAGCCCATCCTGCCTTACTATCCTGTACAACTAAGGTTGTTTCAGTTTCTTCAAAGTGTTCGTTCACGACAGGAAGAGTACCCGTGTATTGCCTCTCTGCAGAGAAACCTACACCTGTGCCGCACATAAGAACGTATAATATCTCATCAAATGCACGGGGTGAGTCTACAGGAATGTATGAGCAGTTGTAGCCAGCGGTGTTGTCTCGCTCTAGGGCTAGCCCTGCAGTCATCAAGGCTCTCATAGAAGGCATAACCTGTAGACTAAGTACAGCTTCTTCTAGCTCTTCTCTGTTAGGTATTTTATGTCCATATTTCTCCATCAGATGATGAGACATGAACTCAAAGTAACGCTCAACCGTTTCCGGCCAAGCTTCCCGTCTATCGCCTAGCCAACGTGCATAGCGAGACAGGTGAATAAATTCTTGGTAGTCCGTTGGAAAGTAGTTATTAACCATTCTCTCTTTGTTCCTTAATTAACTTTTCAAGATACCACTGGCACTTCATTAAGTCTTTTAGTGGCATCCCTTTATGCTTGTACCTGCATACATACTTGAGTATGTTACCTTTCAAATAGCCGCTAAACTCTTCTTCGGTAAGAGAGCTTTTAATTAGGTCAATAGTTTCAGTACCGCCTTGCGTATAGTGCGAAGGGCTATTTACCGCTTGTGTTAGTTCTGCTATGAGCTTCTTTTCATTCGGCATTAGTTGTCCTCACTAAATTTAACTTTGATTACGTTATCATAAACTTCTTCAACAACTAACTTCTTAGTATCTTCTTTAGAGTTTTGTACTATCTGATCTATAGTGGCTTCATGTCCAAGCTGCATAAGGTAGTCGTAGTCTGTCTCCAGTAGACTGAGCATACCCTGCATCAAAACGTGCGCGGGGCTTACATCCTGAGTGTCCGTGGTATCATACGCCCTGACGGTTACACTGTCAATACCGGAAGGATCGAAAACTATGTACATTCTTCCCGTGGCAAGGGAAAAGGATTCCTCCTCTATTCTAGATCTCATCTCCTCTGGTATATCACTGTCTTCTTCTGTAAAAGTAAAACTAAAGTCATCATCATCACTCATCGAACCACTCCACTGGTATCTTCTTGTGCGCCCAATCAAACCCGTGACGCTCTGCCCAATCAGCATGTGTAGTCTTTGATCCTTTATATATCTTTTTGTTTGCGTTAGCAAAAAAGAACTTCACTTCAAAGTCTGGGTTCTGCTTCTTGACAAGCAAATGCTTTACTCTGTCCTGCTGGGTTAGCCGACCCTTAACTTCAATGTACATATCGTTTCTAGGTATGTAGAAGTCTGGAATGTACACCTTGGGATCAGGCTGATAGGGTATCTTATCAGGCTCGAACTCAAAGGTTATACCTCTGCGGCCAAGAACAACAGCTACTTCTGCTTCAAACTTTGATCTAAAGCTCATAGTAATCAAACTTGTTTTTGTTTTCTGGGTTAGTATTTACCATTTCAATATAGCCCCTATCTAAGTCTTTTTGCACATACTCTGGTGATGTTCCTTTAACTATTGAGAAACTTCTTGAAGGGAATACAACTAACCTGCCTTCTCTTAAAAAAGAACGTATGTTATTAAAGCATTTTGATACGAACATAGAGCCTTCATAGTTAAACTCATCTGCAGTCCACATTCCCTTATCAGACATATTCTTTCTGTATATGATTTCTAGTTTACTATCTTCAGGCAGAGACTTAACTAACAAAGCTTCCGTATGAGTGCTATCTGCTTTTTGTGTATCAAAATATACAAAAGCAGCTTTAGGGTTATACATAGTCTCAAACTCACTAATCTTTTCCGTAAGATATAAAGCCATTAGATCTCATCCTTTACATGCTTTGTGTACCAGATTCTAGGTTTTGTATTAGCCGTTGATGTAGCTTTCTGTTTATAAGCTGACCCCGGCCAACAGTATTCTTTGTAACCACAGTAAGAACATGTCCTGTTCATTAGCCTGTTTCCAGTGCGCTTAGTCTCACCTGTAGCTTTGTCTGTGTAGCTTTCAGCCTCGTCACCAAACGACTTCTTAAATTCAGTGCCACCTAATACCTCTCGTATGTTGGTATCGGCTAATTCTAGTGCGGCCTCTTTATCTTCTTCTTGAACCAGAGGTGCCTCACACACAGCCCACTCACCTGTAGCTTTATTGATAGCTATCCAACCACCAAAGGTAGAGCCAGCAGCCTCTGCATAAAGATAGCCCTGCGGCACGTAGCCAAACACATCATCCTTCTTGATGTTGTTGTACCCACGATTAGCCGCGAACTTCATAGAGAATGCTCCGGGTGCGGCACTCTTTATGTCATATATCTTATCGTCTATCTTAACATCATACGTACCGCGAAGAGTAGTGCCTCCTATGTCTAGGCTAACACTTTCCTGTTCACTCTGTATGTTTATACCAGCAGCTTTCATAACAGTAACTGCAATAGCCTCTATCATATCACCGAATAGAAACTTCATTACAAGGGTGTAGTCTACATCTTCCTGTACATCATCCCTCATGCCCATCTTCTGTTGGCAAAGGGGTTTACCTACGCCAGACATGCGTACCTTTATATCCGGCTTTTCGCTAAACTGCCTCTCAATAGCAGAGCCGCACATCTCCTTAAACTCTTCGACAAGGTGAGGGGGAAGGCCATCGCCCTCTCCCCTCGACGCTTTCTCAAGGAAATGCTGTACTTTATGTAGCAGCATACTCGACACTATGCACTCTCAAGCTCTTGTGCAATGTCGAGGTCTTCCCGCGCTAGTACAGTGTCTTTGCGTTCATTGTACTGCTTCAATACGCGAGTGTTCCACTTGCTAATGTCTTCCATAAAGGTATTGAGCAGTTCAATATCTTTATCTGTTACCTTAACGGACTGTGGTTTATCAAACACAGGGGTGTAGTAGATAACGCTACCATTTACATTACGCTTAGTCGCTATCTTAACCTTCTGACCAAACATAATCTTATTAGAGGGAACCTCACGAATGTACGTGTTTACAGGCATAAAGGCAGAACCACGGGCAGACCAGATAAACGGTGTACCTTTGAGATCTACCTCTTCACCATCTGCAGTAGCAGCACCTTCTGCTTTAGTAACTGTACCATAGATAACTTGTGTACACTTAATACTCTTCTGTATAGCGTGTTCCAGAGAGTTGGTGGACAGGTTAGCTATCTCATCCTTGGCAAGTTTACCACACTTATTACCTCCGCTGGTATCAGGGAAGTCATCACTAAGGGAGGGTGCAAGAACTGTACGGATAGAATCTTCCGGGTTCTCTTGGTTCCACAAGTCATAGGAATAGTAACGTACAAAGAACCGTGCTTCAATTTCTTTTGAGTACACAGTCTGATCTCCTACCCGTAGGCGGAAGGAACCTTTGGGCAACGTGTCACCCTCTTTGTTCTCGTTCTGCTGCTCAATGGCTAATCGTGGTAGTCCAGCCGCTACTTCAGGACGGCTATTATCTACCTGCCCTATCATGGCAGCTACCTTAGCAAGGTTTTCTTCGTTCACTTCGTCAATCTTCATTAGTTCGCTCATTTATTTATCTCCTGTAAATTGAGCCAGTCGGTGCCTATTTTCAATTCTATCTCAATAGGCATATCAAAGTCAATACCAAATTCTCTACTACATTCTTCCGGTATACAAAGCATACTCCTCCTTAATAAATCTATCATCTGATCTTTCTCGTCTGGATGTACATCCATTATGATCGAATCGTGGACTGTATTTATAATCCTGCTCTTAAACTTTGGGTCTACCACAGCACGTAGACTTTTGTGCAGCCGTATCAGGGCTAATGGTAGAAGGTCAGCCGTAGCAAACCCCTGTACTGGGTAATTTTTAATTGATGTAGCTCCTACCGCCGTACCATGTCGCGTATACTTTGCGTAAGGAAAAGCATATTCTCTGCCAGAGGGGAGGACTATGTTCTTTGTAGAAACTGCCTCTTCCTGTAGCTTGTCATGCCATTCAGTAACGCCCTGATACTTGTTTCTAAATGCTGCGTAATAGGACATCTCACGATTAGTCCCTAGCACACCGCCGTACAGAGGTTTGAATGTGTGTGCCTTCGCATCTTGCCTAG